TGCGCCTAAGCGCGAATACCCAGCTGGTTTACCGAAGATTGACGCCCTATCATGACTACGAAGCCAGGCAGTTCAGCGATTTAACCCAACTCTTTCTGAGTTAGGCATCAACGGTTCTTTCTAACTGTGGTCAAACCAGCAAACTCTCCAGCAGGAGTGCGAACTACCCAGCAACTTCATGAGGTTTGGAGGAGAGAGCAGTCGCTCATTGCCCTACAACAGCGCCTACTCTCTCAACTCCGGTATCACCCGCCACCCCCTCATAAGGTGACGAGCAATCTTCTGACGATCTCACTGACAGTCGTCAAGGATCATCTTCACAACAAAGGCTCCGGGTCATCTTCTTGATCTTCCCCATCTTCCTCCTCAGGCTGAGACGAGGCGACCGGGTTCGAGGATGAGGGCGCAGCCCGAAGACGCTGAACCAAAGGGAGCTTCGGCCAGCCGGGGAAGCCATTGAACCAAAGCACGCTCTTCTTTCTGAACCAACGAGGCCGATCAGTGGGCGCACCTGCAAACTGGTAAGCAGGGCTCATCTGAATGACAGCCGGTTCAACCGGGAACAGGAATGCCAAGGCGACGCCGATTGTTCTGAACATGGTCTCTCTCCGTTGGTGGAGTGAGATTGTTGATACAGCTTATGTATCCTTGCAAGTACGAAGTGCGACCATACTCCTGTGTACTAGCAGTACATCAGGCACGCTCCCCCCTTTCCTCTCCTCTAGTAAATTAGAGAGAGTGGCCCTTGTCACATCCTGTGGACAGCCGCCTATAATCCACCTAAAGGCTAAAGGGCAAGCAGAAAAAGGAACCTTGCACCCATGACCAAGATGACAGTTGAGCGTGCGATCCAAGTCGCTCGTGCCAATCTCGCTGGCGACGTGTCGCTCCACATCACCAGCAGCGAAATCAGAGAGGCCTACGATGTGCTGGCTGAACTGAAGCTCCCCACCGAGGGAGAACATACGGGACTGCCCGTCGCCGGATACAAATCCGTCCAGCCCGAGGCCGCCGTTCTTCAGGTGAACCAGAACAAGCACGCCGAGGAGAAACTTCTTCGGATCATCGACGGCCTGATGAACGATCAGCTTCCGTCCGGCGAAAGCTTCCTCGCCGACAAGCGTTGGCTGGCGATTGCCAAGACCGATCTGGAGAAGGGCTTCATGGCTCTGAACCGAGCGATCTTCCAACCGGCTCGGATCGAGGGAGACATCTGATGTCCGACATCTCCACACGCATGAAGGCCCTTGAGCTCGCTCACGCTCAGGTCGGCCAAGACGCCCGGATCATGGGCGGCGAGGTGAACCCCACTCTCGTCGTCACGACGGCTGAGGCCTACGAACGGTACATGACCGGCCAGAAAGCCAACGAAGATCGGCTGAACATGGGCTTCAGTCAGGCAGCAATGGTCGCTCACGAAGTGATCCGTGCTCTTCAGATCGCGCACAATGAGGAAGGTATCGCCCTTCCTTGGCATGATGTGACGCCGGACATCCGTGAAAGCTGCAAGATCGGCGTGAAGCGGGTGTATGATAACCCGGAGATCACGGTCGAAGAGCTTCATCAGTCGTGGTGTGACACGAAGCTGGCGCAGGGCTGGGTTTGGGGACCTGTTCGTAATGCTGAACTGAAGCAGCATCACTGCTTGGTTCCGTATGCCGACCTTTCGGCGCACGACAAGAGCAAAGACCTGCTCTTCTTGAACACGGTCAAGGCTTGCTTCAACATTCCGATTGATTGAATGAGGTAAGGAGGCGGGGAGGTATAGGGATGACCAGTCCCCTCTCCCCGCCTCAGCTTGTCGCGTTGGAACCCAAGACCAAACGAACAGCAGACATTGGTATGGCGTCCGGCCAGCCTAGATACAAATGCAATTAGAAGAGGTTGCCCCGTGGCACTGACCCAAGGCGAGATCGCCAACGCCCTTCCCGCCCACCTGCGTACAGCGGTAACGCCTGCGTTCGTGAACCAGTTGAACAATATGGCCTCCGATCCTCTCATTGCAGAGGAGTTCGAACGCAACTTCGTGAGCTACACCAAGGTTCTGCTGGAAGGAAAGTACAAGACGCAGGACTACATGAACGCAGTCTCGTATGTCACCTACAAACTGTTGGGACATTCGAACCAAGATGCGTTCAAGTTCACCTTCCCTGATCGTATCAGGACCATGACGGCGAAGAACTATGATGCAAAGCAGATCAGTTCGTTCGTGGCTGCGTACCACAAGGGCCAGCTGGTCACGGCCATCTTGCAGCAGACCATCGTCCCTGCGTTCGTGCTCCACCAGAGCAAGTACCATGACGCTGCGAACGCCCTCCACGAAATCCTGACGGACACGTCGGCCCTGAATAAGGATCGGGTCGCAGCAGCTGACAGCCTGATGAAGCACCTCACTCCGCCTGTGGCGAAGGAAGTGAACATCAATCTTGGTGTGCAAGAGTCGTCTGGTATGACTGAACTTCGCAACCTGCTGACGGAAACTGCCCGACAACAGAAAGCTTTCATTGAAGAGGGTGGAGATGTTAAGGCGATTGCCGAACAAGGTCTCATCATTGATGGGACAGTGACCAAGAGCCCCTGATGACCAACCCTATTGCCGTTCACCTCAAGAAAGAACTTGAGAAGAAGACACTCGATGAGTGGCTTGATGAGGTAGATTATAGCGGCTTCGAGAAGTATGTGCCCTCGGAGTTCGCCCTGATGTATCTCCAGTTCATCAAACTGGTGAACGGCAGTGAGGGTGAGCAGAACAAGACCCCCGTCATCCACCTGATGATGCTGGACAAGCTGGTGTCGGGGAACCGACGCATCGCCAACCTCTGCTTCCGTGGTGCGGCCAAGACCACCCTGTTCTTCGAGTACCTATGCCTGTTCGTCGCAGTGATGGGTGGTATCCCCGGCTTCGGGGACATCACAGGCATGATCTATGTGTCTGACTCGATGGACAACGGCGTGAAGTCGGCACGGAAGAACATCGAGTACCGCTATTGGAACAGTGAGTTCCTTCAGCATTGGCTCCCTGAAGCAGGGGTCAAGTTCACTGATGCCTACATCGAGTTCACTTCTAAGGGTGGACACCGCCTCGGTGTGAAGATGTTTGGTGCAAAGACCGGCATCCGGGGTACGAAAATCTTCGGTAAGCGTCCGACTCTGGCCGTACTCGATGACCTCGTGTCCGATGACGATGCGAAGTCCAAGGCTTCCATGCAAGCGATCAAGGACACTGTGTACAAGGGCATCGACTATGCCCTTGATCCTCAGCGCCGGATGATTGTGTTCAACGGAACGCCCTTCAACCTCGAAGACATTCTGATTGAAGCCGTGCAATCGGGTGCATGGGACGTGAACGTGTGGCCTGTGTGCGAGCGTTTCCCCTGCACGAAGGAAGAGTTCCGTGGAGCATGGGAGGATCGGTTCTCTTATGAGTTCGTGAAGGACCAATACGAGATGTCCGTCATGACTGGGAAGGTGGAAGCCTTCCAACAGGAACTGATGTTGCGTATTTCGTCGGAAGAGAACCGCCTTGTGCAGGACCACGAAATCCTTTGGTACAACAGGAACGAACTTCTCGCTCGTCGTTTCAACTACAACTTCTACATCACCACCGACTTCGCCACTTCGGACAAGCAATCGGCGGATGACAGCGTCATCAGCGTCTGGGCGTACAACGCCACAGGCAACTGGTTCTGGGTGGATGGTGTCGCTGCGAAGCAGACGATGGACAAGACGATGGACGATCTGTTCCGTCTGTGCCGCATCTACAAGCCTCAGGCTGTCGGCATCGAAGTGACCGGCCAGCAAGGCGGGTTCATCCCGTGGATACAGGCAGAGATGCTGCGTCGGGACACCTTCTTCAATCTGGCTTCGTCAGAGAAGAACGGAGCTCCTGGCATCCGACCGATGGTGAACAAGCTCACCCGGTTCAACATGGTCGTGCCTTGGTTCAAGGTTCAGCGCATGTGGTTCCCGAAAGAGCTCCAGACTGGGAATGTTGTCGTCGGCAAGATGATGACGCAGATCAGGCTGGCCACATCGAATGGTCTGAAGGGCAAGGACGACATCATCGATACCATCTCGATGTTGGCTTTCCTCAAGCCCTATGCTCCTTCAGGCGACTACTATAAGAACCACAACGAACAAGGTGGCGGCATCTTCCATCCCGAGGAGGAAGAGGTCGAGTTCTCCCCTCTCAGTCGCTACGTCTAAGGTCAGATCATGAAGATCACGCTGGAACAAATCCTCGAAGCCCTGTCCCACGACACTCTGTCGTTTATGGCTGACAGCAATCATGCCAACGGTACGATCTCAGGAGATCAAATCCCGAAGGTAGTTAGTCGCGTTAACGCCGTACTTCGTCGGCTTAACGTGAAGTTTGTTCTGTCTGAGAAGATGATCCGTGTAAGTGTCACGGCAGGACGCAGGTATTACCCCCTGACGAAGGGTGCTGCATGGATCGTTGCCGATCCTGCTGAGCCATACACTGCTGATGTCGGGCGTATCCTCGGCATTGAGACGCCTCAGGGCCGGATGTACAAACTCGGCGACAAGGCCATGCTGAGCAGCATCCTCCTGCGTGACGAGGGCACCGCCTTCGCTCTGGACAGCACGGTTCCGGTCGGCACCTACACGGTGATCTACAAAGCCAGCACGCCTCAGTTCAAGACTGATGGCTCAGACCTGACCCAGACCATCTCGATCCCTGAAGCTCTGCTCAACGCCCTGTATCTGGGCGTGGCTGCCATTGCCTACGAGGGCATCGGTGGCGAAGACAATCTCCGAATGGCTGCTGCCAAGTGGTCTCAGTACGAGAAAGAATGTGCTGAAGCGAAACTGAACAGCGCAGTCGATGTTGAAGAGAACGACGAAGGGGACAAGTTCACTGCTGGGGGATGGCGATAAGTCGCCTTGCTCGTGCCATCCCAATCACCTAGAGCCTGAACTCTTCTCAGGCTCACCACCTCAGCGGCTTTTATGTCCATGATTACCCTTCGTATTCCCACTCTGACTCACTTCCGCGTGCGTGCTCTCGAATGGGGCCTTGGCTGGATCATGCTGGCCATCGGCCTGTGCCTGTTCATCCCATACGATACGCTGGATCAACCTGCCTTCGTCCCCATGCGACAGTGGGGTGATGATGTGTTCTGGGGAACAGTGCTTGTACTGCTGAGCTTGGTACGGTTGCTGGCACTCTGGAGGAACGGTGGTTGGGTTCCTAGCCCTATGATCCGTGCAGCTACGTCCGTACTGTCCAGCGGAGTGTGGGCGTTGTTCGCTCTAGGGTTGGAGAAAGCATTTGTTCTCCTCCCGATCTTTATCGGCTTCGTTCTTGCTGATATGTACTCGGTAGGACGTGCCGCAACTGACGCACGTTTGAGCCGTGACGAGCGCCTGAAGCAGCCTGAGTCCCCCAAAGTCTACGCAGTATAAGCTGAGTGAGTACAAACAGTGCAAGACATTGGAGGATTGCCTGACCACATGCAGATCATGGTGGTCGGAGCAGTGATTACGATCTCCAGTGTCTGGGGTGTGGTCAAGTTTATTAAGCCTTTTATTGACCAACTTACGCCAAAGGCGAAGCCTCAAAGTCAATCTACCGACGCAGTTATCATCTCAGCGGCACTAGCAGACGGTAAGCTGATGTCCGACCTGACTCGCAGCGTTGACAGGCTGAGTGAAGCGCAGGAAAAGAGCAACGTCATTAACGCAATGCTGTACGAAGCGATCACTCGGTTGATCCATAAGCAATAGAGAGAATACTGATGCCTGCGTCCAAGAACCCCTTTGAGGACAAAGGCCTCAAGTGGCCTGTCATCAAGATCAATCTCACGATCAAGCCTCTGGCTGAGCGTCACTTCGTGACCTTGGCCATCATCTCCATCATCGTGGGGATGCTGTGGATGGCAAAAGATGATCCCCAGCTGTGGGATGTCGAGCTCTTCAAGACCCTGTTGACAGCGTTCTCGCTGACAGGCTTCCTGAACATGGTCGTCTCCTTTCACTTCGCTGCGAACCAATCCGATGAGGACAAGGTCGAGAACACCAGCAAGGCTTTCGAGGCCATCACCGAGACGGCCAAGACGGCTGCTGCTGCTGGCGTGGATGCCAAGGAAGCGGCTGCGACGGCTGCTGCTCAGACTGCTGAAGCCGCTCATGACAAGGCTGAAGCCATCGCTGGAGACATCAAGAAATGATCCCGCAACATAAGTTGGTGGACGAGGCGGTCTTCAAGGCCGTCCGTCAAATCCTCCAGGAACGCACAGGCAAGGGCCTGTTCGAAGCCGATGTTCGTCTCATCAACGCTGCTCTGGCTCTGGATGATCCTAAGCCTGAGCCTGTTGCCGACTTCTACGTCAGCGGCCTGCTCAATGTGAAAGTTGTGCAGGAACTCTTCGGACATGAAGCCATCATCCAAGAGATGTACAAGGACAGCGTCGGTGTAGAGACGTGGTCTGCTGGACTGACGTCTGCTTCTGGCATCAACGTCAGGAAATACAAAGACAACCCGGCTCCCATGCAAGAATGCGTGGATGCTGTCGTTGATCGTCTGCGTAAGGTCTATGTTCCCCGGGTGCTTCAGGCCTTTGCAGGCAAGACCCTGACTGAAGCTCAGTTCGCTGCTGCTCTGAGCTTCGACTACAACACCGGGGCAATCACACGGGCTGATTGGGTCAAGCACTGGATGCGTGGCCTGACTGATGTCGCTTATGGCTCCATCATGAACTGGCGGTCTCCGCCTGAGATCATTGAACGCCGCAAGGCAGAGCGTGAGCTCTTCTTCAATGGTGTCTGGTCCCAAGACGGCAAGACCAACGTCTATTTGGTCAGGAAGCCGTCCTACGCCCCTAACTGGGGGTCCATCAAGCGGGTCGATGTCTCGTCGGAAATCCGCAAAGCACTGGGGTCTCTGCTGTGAACATTCCTTATGGTTCGTTGATCAAGTACGTTGGAGCACCGTTGGCTGTCGCTGCCGGTCTCTATTTCCTCTACAGCACTGGATATAATAACGGAGTTGGTGCAGTAGAAGCTGAACGGGACGCAGACCGGGCCGCTCAAGCCCTAGTAGTTGCTGGACTGAACGGACAACTCATCGAGAAGGAACGTCTTCATGTTGCTGAGACACAGAAAATCCGCTCCGATCTCGCGAGCCGTGAAGACCAATACGACCGTGATCTCGCTCGGCTTCGCGCTGACTATGCTGTCAGCCTGCGCGTCAGCGAACAAAGAGCCTCCGGTTATCGTGCCCTTGCCGAAGCCGGACCCGATCAGTGCAGAAGTCTCGCGGGCTATACAGCCCAACTCGACGCCAGCATTGTCGAGGGCCGATCAGTGGTTGAGGAGCTCCGAAGAACTCTTGTCCTCCGCGACTCCCAACTGAGACTTGTAGGGTCTCAACTCCTCTCCGATAGGCAGCTGTACGAAAACTATGGAACAAGTAGCGACTAAGCCGATCTCGGAACGAGATAACAGGCTGACAACTTGGGCATCTGAGCCGGAACTCAACGACCTTAAGTCGGAGTTCTTGGCTTGTGAGTCCACGCATGGTGCTCTAGTCGCCAACATCCAAGAGTGGGAGCGTCTCCATAAGGGAGAGCTCCCTGCTGCCATGACGGTCGATAAGACCAAGTCGCAGGCTCAGCCGAAGCTGGTTCGCCGTCAGGCAGAGTGGAAATACTCCGCCCTGTCCGAACCCATGCTGTCGAGCAACCGCCTGTTCTCGATCAAGCCCACCACGGGTGAGGATACGGAAGCGGCTCTCCAGAATGAGATGCTGCTGAACCACCAGTTCAACAGGACGATGAACCGGGTCGCCTTCGTGGACAACTATGTCCGTGCAGCCGTGGATGAGGGCACTGTCGTTGTCCGCACCGGCTGGAAGCGTGAGACCCGCAAGATCAAGCGTGAGGTCGAAGTCTTCGACTATTACGACATCTCGACCCCTGAAGAGGCCGAAGTTATCAAGGCTGCAATCGAAGCGAAGGAAAGTGACCCCACTACCTTCGAGCTTCGTGCTGCTTCGTCTCTTAAAGCCGCTGTTGCGTACTACGAAGAGTACGGTGAACAGGTCGTTGCCATCGCAACTAAGAAAAAGAAAGAGATCGAAGAGGAACAAATCCTCAAGAACCATCCGACTGCTGAGGTGATTGACGCACGCAACCTGCGTATCGATCCCACTTGCGGTGGTGACATCACCAAAGCGATGTTCATGATCTACTCTTACGAGACCACAAGGGCACAACTCTTGGCGGATCGTAAGGCTCTTGGTTACAAGAACCTCGATAAGGTGAACTGGGAAGCGGTTGGACCGCTGCAAACCGAGTATCACCACGCACAGTCTCAGGATACGTCGTTCCAGTTCAAGGATCGGTCGCGTAAGCGCATCGTTGTCCATGAATACTGGGGCCTGTACGACATCAACAAGACGGGTCAGCTGGTTCCCATCGTGGCTTGCTGGCTCGGCGACGTGATGATCCGTATGGCTGAGAACCCGTTCCCGGACGGTCTGCCTCCGTTCGTCATCGTGCCGTACATGCCGAAGAAGCGTTCCGTCTATGGCGAGAGCGATGCTGCACTGCTGGGCGATCAGCAACAGAACATCGGTGCCATCATGCGTGGCATGATCGACATCCTCGGCAAATCGGCTGCTGGGCAGACGGGTATCGCTGCTGGCACGCTGGACGCCGTGAACAAGAAGCGGTTCGAGACGGGTCAGAACTACCAGTTCAACCCGAACCTGCCTGCTCAGAACGCCATCCATCACCACGTCTTCCCTGAGCTCTCCGGTTCAGCCGTCAATCTGATGACGATCCTGAACAACGATGCTGAGAGCATCACGGGCACGAAGGCCTTCTCTGGCGGTATGTCTGGGGATGGGTTCGGTAAGGTGGCCTCTGGCATCCGTGGGATGCTGGACTCTGCTGCAAAGCGTGAGATGGGTATCCTTCGCCGACTGGTCGAGGGCATTGTAGCCATCGCCCGTAAGTTCATCGCCATGAACCAAGTGTTCCTGAGTGAGAAGGAAGTCATTCGGGTCACGAACAAAGCGCCTCTGATGTTGGATCGTCCTGAAGGACAGACCGACTCTGAGTTCGTCACGATCAACCGTGTCGAACTGGCTGGCATCTTTGATGTTGAGATAGACATCGCCACTGCTGAAGTCGATGAAGCTCAGTCGCAAGACCTCGGCTTCATGCTTCAGACGATGGGTCCGACGCTGGACCTGTCGATGATGAAGATCATCCTCGCCAAGATCGCACGTCTGAAGCGTATGCCTGATCTGGAACAGGCCATCATGGCCTATGAACCCCAGGTCGATCCTGTCGAGAAGAAGAAGCAGGAACTGGAGATCGCTGAACTCGAAGGACAGATCGCTGAGCGCAAGGCTAAGACCATGCTGCTTGAAGCTCAGACCAAGAAGGCACTGGCTGAAGCCGACGAGACTTCGCTCGATGCTGCTGAACAAGGCCAAGGTGTCCAACACCAACGCAATCTTCAGCTGGCTCAGGCGCAAGCGGAAGGCAACCAGACCTACGAGGTCACGAAGGCCCTCACTCGTCCTACCAAGGAGAATGAGAAGCCCGGTGATGTCGAGGCTGCCATTGGCTTCAACGAGTTGACGAAGGACTCGAACAAGGAAGCTCCGACGCTTCCTCCTGCACCTCCGCCGATGATGGAAGCTCCTATGATGGAGCCTCCGGTTGACATGGCTCCACCTATGCCGGAACAGAGCTTCTCTGGACCAACGGAACCCATGATCTGAAATGTCTGAACTGGAAGAAGAACGTAGGGAGCTCCGCCGAAAGGTGGAGCTCTTCCACGCACTATCAGCACTCAAGACCAATCTGAACTTCCAGCGGCTCATCATGAATGGCTTCATGCGAGAAGAGGTGATCAACCTTACTCGTATGGCGTCAAAAGAGATGACTGCTGAAGCAAAGATTGCTAGAGGGCAGCAAGCACAAGCTGCTTTCGTGCTTGAGGACTTCCTTAGTCGCGTTCATAACGAAGGTGAGGATGCACGGGACAAAATGCCTGCGCTCGACCAACTCATCGATCAAGAAGCCCAAGAACAAGAGACCTGACCCATGAACACCCAATCCTTTGAGAACATGAGCGACGAAGAGCTCGCTGGTCTCGATGACTCTGCCTTCACGGTGGATGAGGCTCCTGCTCAGGAGCAACAACAGGAAGATGCTCCTGCTGAACAACAGCAAGAAGAGCCTGAAACTCCCCCTGTTGAGGACGACGGTCAGAAGCCTGAGGGCGAAGACGACGCAGGCGGAGCCGAAGGCGACGACAAGGAAGGCGAAAGCCCGAAGAGCGAGGACCTGTCGGACGATGATCACGACAAGCAACCCGCTCCTGCCGACGACAAGCCTGCCAAGGAAGAGCCCAAGTCGGAAGAAGGCAAAGAGCCTGCTCCCGAAGCCAAGCCTGCTGTCGGTGCCAAGGAAGGCAAGGCTCAAGCTGAGGCTGAGCCCGACTACAAGGCTGAACTGGGCAAGCTGATCGGCGTACCGATCAAGGCGAACGGCAAAGAAATCACCCTGAAGAATACCGACGAAGTCATTCGTTTGGTTCAACAAGGTGCGGGCTATGCCCAAAAGATGGAACAACTGAAGCCTGCCCGCAAACTTGCTGCCATGATGGAGCGTGCTGGGCTGCTCGGCGACGAGAACGCCTACGGTCAGATGATTGACCTGTACAATGGCGATCCGAAAGCCCTCGCTAAGTTGGTCAAAGACCTGAAGATCGACATCTTTGCTCTGGACATGGATGCAGGTGATCAATATACGCCTGTAAGTCATCTTCAAACGGATGAAGCGGTTAACTTTACTGAGACACTCAAAGAGGTTCGCACCCTCGATGGTGGTCGGGAAGCACTGGCGCTCATCGATACCTGGGACCAAAAATCCAAGGACATGATTTGGGGAAATGCTCAGGCAGTTCGTCAGATTTACGACTACAAGCAATCTGGTGTTTACGATCAGGTAGCCACTGAGGTCGAACGTCGGCGTACTCTGGGACAAATCCCCGCAAGTCTTCCCTTCATCGAAGCCTTCAAAAGCGTCGGTGACGAGATGGCTCAGGCCGCTGAGGCAGCCAACCCTTCGACTCCTGCGGCTGAGCAACGCCGGACTATTCAGGAACCAGTGCCCGCGAAGCCTGCGCCCCGAACTCCGATTGCATCCGGTCCTGCACCTCGAAAGGTTGAGACGCCAGACGCACGGGCTGCTGCTGCTGCTTCCCCTCGGGTTGGTGGTGGACAGGCCAAACAAGTTCCCGATATTTATGCGCTGAGCGACAAGGACATTGAGAACATGTCCAGTCCGCCAGCATAGGGCTGAAAGGGCTCACCACCATGTTGCAGTATAAGGCCCCCATCGACGGCCAAGAGTCCACGATCAACGGTGCTGGAACCAAGCAGTTTCAGACGTTCTTCTGGCTCCGCAAGGCCATCATCACTGCTCGCAAGAAGCAGTATTTCACTCAGCTGTCGGTCACGAAGTCGATGCCCAAGAACATGGGCAAGACGATGGTCGTCTATGAGTACGTTCCGCTTCTGTCGGACAAGAACACCTACAACCAAGGCATCGACGCTGCTGGTGTCGCCACCGTCAACGGCAACCTCTACGGTTCCAGCCGTGACATCGGCACCATCATGGATCGCATTCCGACCCTGACGGAAAACGGCGGGCGCGTTAACCGCGTCGGCTTCACCCGTCTGGAACGTCGGGGCACCCTGCAAAAGCTCGGCTTCTTCACCGAGTTCACGCAGGAGTCCATCAACTTCGACTCCGACGCCGACCTGATGCAGCACCTTTCGCGTGAACTGCTGACCGGCGCCGTCGAACTGTCGGAGTCGATGCTGCAAATCGACCTCGTCACCAACGCTGGTGTCGTCGCCTTCACCGGCAACGCGACCGACGACAACGAAGTCACTGGTGAAGGTGCCGGCGCTTCGCTGGTCTCCTACCCCACGCTGACGCGGATGGATCGTATCCTCACGGATAACCTGACGCCGAAGCACACCAACATCATCTCGGGTTCGCGTTACACCGACACCCGGACGATCCAAGCTGCTCGGATCATGTACGGCTCGCCGGAAGCGGTGGCCGAACTGATGAACCTGAAGGACCAGTTCGATGAACCGGCCTTCATCCATCTGCACAAGTACGCAGATGCCGGTACGGCTCTGGAAGGTGAAGTCGGCTCCATCGGTCCGTTCCGCGTGATCGAAGTGCCGGAAATGCTTCACTGGGCTGGTGCTGGTGCTGTCGCCACGGGTGCAAACCCCGGCTTCCGTACCACGATGGTCAACGCTGAAGAGCGTTACGACATCTACCCGCTGCTGGTGGTCGGTGACGAGTCGTTCGTCACCATCGGTTTCCAGACGGACGGCAAGTCCATGAAGTTCGACATCACCACCAAGATGCCGGGCAAGGAAATCGCCGACAAGACCGACCCCTACGGGGAAACGGGCTTCTCCTCGATCAAGTGGTACTACGGTATCCTCGTGATGCGCCCCGAGCGTATCGGCCTGATCAAGCTGGTTGTCCGCGACTAATCTCCGCTGTAAAGCAGAGTACAGGGGGGAGGGAGTTCCACTCCCTCCCCTTTTTGTTAGACCAAACCCAAGAGAACATTCAAATGCCCGACACCAATCAAGACAAAGCTGGCGAAGACCTCGTTGCACTGGGTCAAGCCGCTGCTCTACAGGCTGAGAATGAGCGTATTGCTCAGGAACAGATCGACTTCGAGAAGGACTTGAAGGACTTGAAGGACAAGCTGCGCGAGAACGGCAAACTGCTGGGCATCACGTTCAGTCCGAATGAGGGCATCCCTTCGATGCGCCAGAAGTTGCTGGATGCTCGTGAGGTTCTGATCCAAGAGCCTCTGGAAGAAGCTCCTGGCACCGTCCTGAACGCTGCTGGTGATCCGTCCTCAGACCTGTCGGCCCGTCGCAAGCTGCGTCTGGAGAACACCAAGCTGGTTCGCATCCAGATTTCCTGCCTGAACCCGGCCAAGGCCGAGCTTCCCGGCGAAATCTTCACGGTCCACAACGACATCGTCGGCACCGTCAAGAAGTTCGTGCCTTACAATGAAGCGGGTGAGGCGTACCATGTGCCCTTCATGCTGCTGAAGTTCCTGAAGCGGAAGAAGTTCTTGCAGATCAAGAACCCGCCCAAGGGTTCGCGTAACCCCCCGACGACCAAGATGGTCCCGGAGTTCGCGATCACTCTGCTGGACCCGCTCACGCCCGAAGAAATGCGTGAACTGGCTCGTGCTCAGGGCGCTGCTGAAGCCGCTGACGAATAATACCTCTCCCCGAAGGGCCTGAACCAATGGTTTGCAATCCGATCCCCTCTGCCGAAGAGCTCTTCAATGCTCTGAAGGAAACGGTCAACGTCCCGTCTGTCGATGTGACGATGCCTGCTTTCCCGGCAGTGGACCCTTCTGCCTTCATGGACACACCGTCCATCAAGATGGAGGACCTGACGGAGGGTAAGACCGGCGGTTCAGGCGTCTTCGACAAGCTGATGACCTCGGTCACGGCTCACTTGGACAGGGAACGCCAGCAAGGTCGTATTACGAACAACGACTTTGCCAAGTCCTATGTGGACTTCTCCAATGGAGCGATGGGGGCTGCTATTCAGTTCCTGCTCCAGAAGGATCAGGCTCACTGGATGGCCCTTGCTGCTCAGACGCAGGCCAAACTTGGTCTGGTCGAGCTCACTAAAGCTTCCGTCGAGCTCGAAGAAGCCAAGTACCGTATGCGTATGATGGCCTTCCAAGCTGCTGGAGCGGAGGCTCAGACTGCTCTGATGAAGATGCAGCTGGCTACTGCTCGCGTCGAGTTCTGCACGGCTGAGTACAATCTGGCGACCATGCTGCCCAAGCAGGCTCTGATCCTCGACGCCCAACATGGGATGACGCTGGCTCAGACGGATCAGGTCGTTGACACGACCAATCTGCTCCTGCCTGAACAGGTCCGACTGGCTCAGGCCAACGCCGACAACGCCGTCTTCACCAACACCTACATCATGCCTGCTCAGCGTGATCAGCTGCTGGCTCAGGTGAAGGTCACTCAGGAACAGCATGAGACCCAACGTGCCCAAACTATGGACACTCGGTCGGACAATGTGACGCCTGTCACGGGTACTCTCGGGAAGCAGAAGGAACTGCAAGCGCAGCAGATCACTTCGTACCGTCAGGATGCACAACTGAAGGCGAGCCGTGTCTTCGTGGATGCGTGGATCACCATGAAGACGATTGACGAAGGCACTCTGCCTCCGGTCAACTTCAACAATGCAAGCCTTGATGGTGTTCTGACCACGATTAAGACGAGCCATAACCTCTAAGGTCAGATTATGGGACTCTTCAGTTCTACCAAGAAGACCTACGTTTCCACTGTCATCTACAATCTGGCCGGTCCTGTGGAGGATCGGCCAGACTATTTGAAGAGCGTCATCCTTGGCGGTCTCCTGACACAGAAGCGATTTGACCCTGTCGAGATCGTACAAGGTGCCTATGTTGGGGGCCTTGGTCTCCGGCTGCGTGGATACCATCGCTGGGCTCGGGACAACTACAAGCAGGTCGGTATCCCGTCTGATCGCTTTTATGGCAAACGCAACCTCAACGCTGACGTTGTGGCTGCTATTCTGCTGTCGGACTACGACATCACCGCATACATCGACTGGATCGATACAGGGCCTGCCACCATTGAGATGTGGGGCAGGGCTTGGATGCGAGAGAACCTGCCTTTGCAGGAAGCCACCAACACTTGGACGGTGGATTACATTGATGAGACTGGCGAAGCCCTCATCAACTTCACGGACGGCACTGCTCCCGTGGTGTTCAAGCCAACTGGCTACCGTAAAGGTGGGGACTACATCTATGTGTCCTACAGCCGGCCCCTGACGACCAATCGTTGGACGACGCCTCAGCTGTTCATCTACGAGCGTGGCACCGGCTCTACGGCTATGGACGCCCTGTTCACGATTGCTGGCTCCACTGGTGAGTATCTGCCCTTCATCCCGTTCCGGCATGAGTCGAAGTTCATCTCTTCTTCGTACAAGTCTGATGTCTATGACGAGGCAAAGAAGGCGTACAAGAAGGCTACAGGCCAGAAGTACGATGATCTGGTCGAGAAGATTGCAGACAATCCCGACATCAAGGAGATTGACTTCGCCTATGTGTTCTTCGGTGTGTCCTTCAACACCGTGGACATGGCGTCCCGTCGGTACATGTTCAGGTACTTCAAGCACCTGCAACAGAACCAACTGTATGGACCGGGGGCTTTCAACTCTTGGTCAAATGAGCAAGCTGCTACTGGGGCTGGGATCACCAACTGGCTGTCGTGGTACACCTCGCAGCTGGCTAATGCTGCTGGCTCCCCTACGCTGGGCACTGCCCCTGATCGTCCTGCGTTGACCAATGCTCCGGGCAACTATGTCATCATCGAAGACAAGGGACCGGGCAAGACCAACCTCAAGCTGGAGATCAGCTGGAACAGCATGGAGCTCTTCGGGGGTCAGGGCGTAGCCAAGCCTGGAGCCAAGAAAGGCGATGTGTGGTTCACGTTCGCTGGCGGGCAGACGATCAACGCCTCCGCCTACACGAACGATGAGGTCGAAAACCTCCAGATCGATACGGTCGAAGCGTACCATCAGGTGACTGATGGGACGTGGGAGAAGCTAGTCATCAAGGGCATGGTTCACGTCAACCACATCTACAACGGCAAGACCGTGGTGACGACGGCTGCTCAGGCTCTGGTCGATGAGGATGAGTCCGGGTTCATCATCCCGATCCACTATGACATCTTCCGTGAGATGTCCTTGGTGGACGCTACCCAAATGGGCACACAGTGTGTGAACATCATCTTCAACTCGTATCAAATCGTGAAGAAGAAGTGGTATCAGAAGGGATGGTTCAAGGTACTGATCATCATTGCTGTCGTTGTGCTGACAGTCTTGTACCCTCCTGCTGGTGCAGCAGCTGGTGGTAGCGGTATTCTTGGTGGGAGTATGGCTATTGGTGTAGCCCTTGGCTTCAGTGGACTGGTTGCTGCTGTCGTTGGCGCACTGGCGAACATGATCGCTGCGATGATCATCACCAAGCTGATCACCTACGTCTCTGTTCAGCTGCTCGGTGAGAAGATCGGTCTGATCGTGGCTGCCATCGCGTCGATGGTGGTCCTGCAAGTCGGCTCTGCCATGCAGTCCGGTGGTTCGATGGCGTCTGCCATGAACGCCTTGATGCAGCCAATGAACCTGTTGAACCTGACCAACTCGGTCGGGAACGCCTATGCAGGCATCATCAACGCCGACACCAAAGACATCATGGGTCAAACCAAGGATGTGCTGGATGACTTCCGCAAGCAGTCTCTGGCTCTACAGGGTCAGTATGCAGAACAGTTCGGGTATGGTAATGCCACATTTGATCCTACGAGGCTGACACAGACTGCCGAGACGTTCTTTACGGAACCCTCTGAAGCGTTCCTCGCTCGCACTCTGTTGACAGGCTCCGATATTGCTCAGATGAGCAATGACATGATCACCAACTTCGTGGAGCTCACCCTCCGCAATCCGCTTGAAGAGGTCTAAAATGAACGGCTGGAATGGTCTGAATACTCCGGCACCGTTCGTCGGCGGTCTGGGTGGTGCTGCAAATCCCATGCAGAACTTCAACCCGAACTGGCTCGGTGGGTCGGGCGGATACATGACGCCTGCCGGTGGCACCGAGGTCATGAACCCGGTCACTCCGATGAACCTGCAACCCCTGAACGTGAGCGTTCCTCAGATCGGTTCGCCTTCCAGCAGCGGCTGGTTCGGCATCGACGGTCTGGGCAAGAACCTCGACACTCTGAAGATGGGTGTGGGTGTTCTGGGCGGTGTGGCCAACATCTGGAGCGGACTGCAACAGAACAAGCTGGCTCGACAGTCCTTCAACTACCAAAAGGGTCTGGCCGACACCAATCTGGGCAACAGCATCCGGTCGTTCAACCTGCAACTGGACGATAAGCTTCGCTCCCGTCAGGTTATGGAAGGCTCTTCGGATGCTGCCCGTGAAGAAGCTCGCGCTAAGTGGGCTGCTCGTGACGAACGCAAGGGGTAAGAACTAGATGTCTCGCATTGATTGGCAGCCTCTTGCCGTAAATGACGTAAGTGAGTCGGCCATCCGCGCACAGCAGATGGCTGGTCAGACGTTCCAGAACGCCTTCAGTGGTCTGAGCGGGGTCATCAACGACTGGGAAGGTTCCCAGCGTGACAAGAACTTGGCGGTCCTGATGGGTCGTCAGAACCAGTTCTTGGATGACAACGACGTGGACGCCTACGCTGCACAGCTGGCCAGTGGTCAACTGGCTGGCGACCTCAAGTACCTGAAGCCTCAGGACTTGGCTGCTATGCGCTCGTTCACTGGTGAACTGCGTACTGGTCGTCAGGCTGAGTACACTTGGGATCGTGGTCTCGAACTCGCTGACCGCGAGGACAAGACCTATGAGCGTGGTGAGAACGAACGTCTCATCGGCCAGAACATCGCTCGGAGCCTTCTGCCTCTGCGTCTGCAAGCAGAGAAGACGGGTGATCGCTCGGCCTATGATGCTCAGATGGCGACCATTCTGGAAGCCAATCCGGGTGCGACTGCTGCTCAGATCGAGAGCATGATCGACGGTGGGCAGGAAGCTGTCCGTGCCTTCCGGGATACCCGGAACAGCGATCAGTCCTATCGCTCCACTCAGTACACGTTCGACCGTATGCTGAAGTCGGACGCGCAGAAGGATCGTGCTGCTCAAATCCTGAACGAGATCACTCGTGACAACATCGACGGTGTCAGTGCTCTTACGACGCTGAACAACAACTATGCCGGCGAAGATGCTGAAGTTCTGAACGCTATTCGGGAAGCTATCCCCGGAATGTTCGCAACTCTGGACAGTGTTACTGGTGCTCCGGTTGGTCCGGCAGGAGAAGCTGGTGCAACTGGCAGCTTCAGTGCTGCTGGTGGGTCTTATGCAGGCACTGCCACCAACGCTATGGGCGTTCTGAACTACAATGCTCGTGGTGGTGGCTTCTCTGCTGTCCCTGACAGCGTGAAGACCTATGCCGATCTGGATGCTTTCGGCACTCGGATGCTCGGCGTTCAGGGCGTCACCTCGACGGCATCGGGTCCGTTCCAGATCACTCGGGATACCCGTCGTGAGTTTGGTCAACGGGCTCTTGGAGCCAACTGGCGTACTCTGCCTCCGACTGAAGAGAACGACGACAAGATCGCTCGTGCCATCTTCGAGGATGCAAAGCGTAAAGGTGCTGGTGCAATCAGTGGCCGTTGGTCGGCTATTGATGCTGGTGAAGCTCGTCAGCTGATGGCTATGCCTTGGGAACAGGCTCGTCTGATGATTGCCCGTCAAGAAGGCGGTGTGGTCCCCAATGCTGTGCCTCGTGGTTCCATCCGAACCTCGCAACAAGACCTGAACTCTGGTCTGTCTGTGGGCACTGATGGTGGCTTCTCCGGCAATCGGACTGCTCTTGCAGCTGGTTTCCTGACGGCGAGCCAACGTCCTGATGCAGATGCACAGACCATCGCCAACGAACTGATCGGTGCTCCGGGTCCTGACGGCAAGGCTGTGCCGGGTGCTGTCTTCGCTGGTGCTCAACAGCATCGCATCCGTGAGGATGTCGAGAAGCTGATGAACGATACTGGCGTCTCGGCGTCTGTCGCTGGCTGGGCACTTAGCACAACTCGTCGCAACCGTGGTTGGGGAGAGCGTGCTTTCTCGGTGGTTGGCGCCACTGGAGCAACTGCTCCTGACTACAATGCTGCAAAAGCCCGGATTATGGAGACCCGTAACCGGACGATGCAGGATGAAGTGGCGCTGGTTCAGGACAATCTGGAAACACAGGCTGCAATCACAGCTGCAACTGCTGCCGATACGGCTGCTCGTCAGCAACTTGCGAACGCTGAAGCACGTCGTCTGGCAAACGGTGGACGTGGTGACGTGTCCCGCTATGTCGAAGCGGTTCGCACCACTTCGGCTGCTGTGGCTGCTGCACAGGCTGGCGCAAATCGTCCTGGCATTTCTCGTCCGGGCGGTGAGCGTCCGGCTCCTGCTCAGCGTTCGTATGCGAACGGTGCTGCTGGGGCTCCTCAGCAAAGCCGGTATGAGGGTGGGCCTGTGGCCCGTGGACCGAGCGTCTCGTTTGTCGCTCCTCCTCCTGCTGCTCGTCGGCCTGCACCTCGGACCAGTCGGATCGACAGGGATGAGGAATACCGGCGTCGAGTCTTCGGAGCCTCGTAAAAAGAAAGCCCTCCACGGATTGTGGGGGGCTTTTTTTCTGGTAGAGAGGTCTCGTTATTCCTGACTACCAACAGGCCGTTATAAAATGTCGTATCCAGCAGATCGTTTTCTGTCGTCTTTCAACCCGCGTCCGGGTGTACCTCAGCAAACTCGATTGGCGGATTTGACTCCTACGGCTGCTCCCCCCCAACGAAGCCTGTATGTTGATCCCAATCCTGTCGCTCCTCAGCGTCAGGACCCGAACTTCTACAACATCGCTGCTGCTCGTCACCGTGATAACGGCGTGTCTGTGGAAGACGAGCTCTTCCAAGACGTTCGGACCATGACTGGTCAGGAACTGGAAGCGAAGTACGGCTACGAAGAAGGCCGTCGTCTGCTCCATGCTCGGACAGGCGGGAACGCTCAGTTCCGCAATGACCTGCAACGTGATCGCTTTGGCTCTGAAGTCGTCGGTGACACTGTCGGTGGTGTGGCCTCTGGGCTGATCGGTGGGGCCGGTGGTCTGCTCGCTCTAGGCGGTGGTATCCTCAATGAGGACCTCGGCACGGGCATTGCTGGTGCGACGAGCTGGGCCACTGGGAAGCTGCGTGACAACCAATCGAATGGTCTGAATGACCGTCGTCGTGCTGTCGCTGCTCAGAGCTTCCTGAGCTCTTTGGACAATGAAGCCACCTATCGTCGTGAAGTTCACGAACACGGTGAGACTCTGGCTACGCTCCGTCGTATTGGACGGAACTTCTCTGACCAAGCTGAGATTAGCGTCTCCGAAGGTGCAACGGCACTCGACGGCGTAGCTCAGGGCGTTGGCTCCCTTCTGCTGGGCGGTGTCATCTCCAAGGGTCTTGGTGCTGTTGGCTCGCTGGCTGTGAAGGGCGTTGGCCCCGGTCGTGCTGCTGCTCTGGCGATCAGCAACCCTCGGGCTTTTGATGCTGCTGTGAAGGCAGGTCAGATCGCTGATCGTGCTCGTATGCCTCTCTCCATCGGTGCGATGGAAGGTGGCGGTGCCTACACGGCTACTGCTCAGCAAATCATGGACATGCCCCATGAACAGCTGCTCGAAACCTCGGACATGTATCGTGAGCTCATTGCAGACGGCGTGTCTGCTCAACGTGCTCGTGTGCGCGTGGCCAACTCTGGCGCTCTGACGGCTGCTGCGATCCAAGCCCCCATCGGTGCTGTCACTGGTCTGCTGACCTCCAAGTTCGAAGCCAATCCTTTCCGTATTGGCTCCCTCGCTACGGGTGCCTCGAATGTCGTCAAGGAGACGATTGAAGAGGGCATCCAGTCTGGCGCTGGGCAGTATGCTCAGAACCAAGGGATGCGTGTCGCTGACCGTGACTACGACCTTGCTGAAGGTGTCGGTGAGTCTGCCGCTGAAGGTGCCCTTGCTGGCGCTGGTACGGCTGGCGTGTTCGCTGCCCCTTCGACTGCTGTCGGTATGGGCCGTGAAGGCTTCAGTGCTGCCGGTAATGCAGTGGGAGCCAAGCTTCGTGAGATCGAAGCAAAGGGCCGTGCCACCAATGAACGGAACAAGTTCGACCAAGCTGCTGCAACTTCGGCGGCAGTAAAGGAAGCTGCTGCTCCTTACGTCCCTGAAGTCATGCCTGATGTGGATCAGGATGTTGATATGCGTGAGATGCAGGAGAACGCTGACGTTCTGGAAAGCCTGAACGAACAGTTCCGGTTCGATCCTGCTGAGTTCCAGCCTCAGAATGAAGCTGAAGCTGTCCTGAAGGCGGTTATGCCTCAGGAGAACTCTGACATCTTCACTGCAATGGAAGCTGCTGTCGCTCAGTTGGATCGTGATGATCTGACTCCTGAACAGCGTATCGATACGGCTCTCTTCATTGCCGACCTTCAAGGTCGTGTTACGGGTGAGAACCTGGGACAAGTGCTGCAACTTCAGGCTAAAGCTGATGTTAACGGCAATCTTGCGAAAGCTGCTGCGAAGATCATCGCTGCTCAGGAAAAGGTTGAGACCCATCAGGGCTTCAATGAAGCCATTCAGAGCGTCTTCGCCTCTCTGCCTGAGGTGACTGTCGATGACATTCAGGACATCTCGACGCCTGAAGGTCAACGTGCAGCCAAACAGGTTGCTGCTCAGGTCGAGATCAACCCGGAAAGCGTCTCCCCTGAAGTGGTTGAGCGTCTGCTGAAGCATACGGAGAACACTCCTGATGCCTTCACCAAGGCTCAGGCGATTGCTCTGCGTTCGACTGCTGCGCTGAACCAGACCCTGAAGGCTGCGACTGAAGCCGCGAAGGTCATGGGCGTCGAAGCCCCTAACTCTTCGCGTGTCGCCAACGAAATCCAGATCAAGGACGCCAACGAGCCGGGGACTGCTGGTCCCTCGGTGCTGGGACACACTCAGCTGATCACTGGTGCCCTGCGTCGTGGTGACGTTGAAGGTGCTCGTGTCGCTCTGGAAGAGTACCGGAACTTCGCCCAACACATGGCCAACAAGCTGGGTGCAGTGAACACTTCGTTCCTTGGTCGAGTGAAGGGTAAGTTCTCGGACCGAGACAACCCTGAAGTGAAGTATCAGGCTTGGAGTTACGCAGACAAGAAGTGGTATGTCCCTAAGAAGGGCTGGACTGTTGTACGCTTCAACAACAAAAACAACTATAAGTCCATCTCGGACTCTCAACAGATTGGTGTTGATGCTGAGTATGTCATCAACAACTACAACACTCTGGCTGCACAGAACCCTGCTCTAGGTCTGGAACCAGTTGAACAAGTTCGACTGGACGATGGCCTGCGTATGCCTGCTCGTAAGGTGTTCGAGGAAGCCAAGAAGGCTGACTTCGCTGAGAAGAACCCGGACATCGTGAAACCGGCCAAACAGGCGGACACGAAACCGGCTGAAACTCAGGCACAGCCTGTACAGGAACCGGCCAAAGAACCGGCCAAACCTGAGCCTGTCGAAGAGCCGGCCAAGGAAGAAGCACCGGAAGATCGCCTCTACACGGCTGATCAGGTCCGTCGTGCTGACAGCCTGCGTCCGATCCAGAACAAGATCGATGAGATCGAGAACCGCATCCTGTTCGATACCGAACGGAAGAACGACAGGGCGAACCTCGAAGTCCTGCGTGCTGAGCGTGATCGTCGTGAAGATGCTCTGCGTGAGGAAGAGAGCGTTATCGTGGAAGACACTGCTGCTCCCACTCCTCAAGCAACTGAGGAAGTCGCCGAACCGGAGGCGCAGCCGGAGGTGACAGCGACGGAGGAAGTTGCGACTAAGCCTCTCCCCACCGTTGAAGAACTCTTCCCCGATGTGGTGAAAGATGCTGACGGCTCGAACCTGCTTCACGATGGCTTCACCGTCGATGAGAACAACCGTACTCGCCTGATCGGTGAGGATGCAATCTCGCTCGAAGACGTGGTGAAGACCGTCACTACCGAGACAAGCGGTGTGACTGAGCCTGTAACCAAGGCTTATGCCTCGGTAATCGGTGCAGTTCTGAACAAAGTCCTGCCTACTATGGACAAGCGTCTGAGCCTGTCCAAGAACTACAGGAATGTGTCTGTCCTCTCCAAGGCTGGAGTGAACAAGTTCGTCTCGATGCGACTGCTCAACTTCATGGTTCAGAAGAACGGCAAGCTTGCATACAACCAGACCATCCAACAGGTCGGGGCGATGGCCCTTGCTGATTGGTTGGCTCAGAACAGCGTAGCGAACCCCACCAAGGACGCTGAGGACATCCGCAAGTCCTTGGGCATGAAGCCCGGTGATCACGTCTCCAGCGAGCTTGAGGCGGCGTTTAACAATGGTATGGCGCTGACTGCTTCCCGTCGTGGGCTGGCCAACACTCTGGGCAAGTTCCTCGGCCTCAAAGCCAAGGGCTCTGTTCGTATGGGCTTCACCAAGGCTCTGTTGGAGTCGATGGCTATCGAGCTCCTGGACTCTGCTGAAGAAGCTGGTCTGGTCACTCGCACCACGATTGGTCAGCAGGACGAGCAGAACAACTTCCTGTCTGTGAACACGAAGGCCTTGGGTCTGAATAATGAAGTGAGCTTCGGTGCAATGCCGTCGCTCATCTCTGAAACTGTCCTGAATGACACGTCGATCCGTGGCTACTCCTTCGAGAAGCCTGCCGGTCCTGCAAACAGTATCCAAAAGAATACCAACACGCCTACCACTAGGGCAGAGCGTGAGACTGAACTGCGTGAAGCTTCGGTTCCCCAGACGGTGAACGAGGACTTCGTTGCTGTCCTGCGTGGACTGGACAAAGCCGGTATCGTTGCCCTGCTGGGTGAAGGCGTTCTCGATGAGAACGTCATGAACGTGAACGACTTCCGTTCGAAGCAGAGCAAGAACAAGTCCTTCGAGGCTGCCTATGATGTCGTCATGGGTCTGGTCGATGCGATGGGTGCTGTGGCTCTCGAACGCAATGTCGATCTGGCTGAGGTCCAACTCTTCCGGGATTACATCTTCTCGTCGGTGAACCGTCTGCAACAGCGTGGGCTCTATGGCGATCAGTCGTCCAAGCTGACCCGTGAAGCCATCACGGCTATGGCTGTGACGCTGGACCTGACTGATCCTGCTGATCTCCTGATGTGGAAGCGGAGCGTTGCTCAGGCTTTCGGTATGAAGGTGGACAAGGAGAGCGAGACCCGTTGGCTGGCTGCTCTGGATAAGTATCAGGGAACTGATGAGTTCAAGGCTGCTCTTGAAGCCATGAAGGCTGAGAAGAAGCCGGAGAACTACGTCCAAATCCTGAAGGACGCTGGCATCGACAGCACTGTGAAGCTTCATGCCCTGATGTCTCAGGCACAGTTCGACAATGCCGAAGACAAGAGCAACTTCTTCACCCACATGTATGTGGAAGCCGATGGCGTGACCGATGGTCCGACCAACTCGCTGCTCTACATGCGTATCGGTGGCTTCGATGCGGACATGGTCCGTGGACTGGCTCGTGGTGGTGTCGTCTTCGCTGAAGAGGCCAAGAGCGTCTCTGATCTGTTCGATCCGGCTGAAGGTACTGAGCCGTTCGGCGGCGAGGTTCTGAAGGACACCTACGTCAACGCTGCTGATCTGCTGAAGGATAGCCTTGGCACCAAAATCCGGGATGCCATCAAACTAGCTGCCTCCGGTCATGCTGATCATATGCTGGCCAAAGCTGGTGCTGTGATCACTGTGCTGGACACCCTGATGGGTAAGGATGACTTCAGCTACGATGTGAAGGAGCAAACCCTTACCATCGGTCGTAAGATGTTGAAGAACCCTTTGACCATCTCGCTGTATGGTTCATCGGCAGGCGGCATCGCTACTAACGTGGCGGAGGAGCTCGTTAAGGGCTTGTATGCCCGTATGTCCGAAGCTCATGCTCTGACTTTGGAGATGACTGGCAAGAGTGCTGGCTGGCAAGGTGCCTTGTTCACCAAAGACATTGACAACGCACAGGGTGATGCAGCTTTCGTTGCTGAACACCAAAAGAAACTGACCAAGTTCTGGACTGCTCTTAGCTCTTTGAACGATGCTGGGATCAAGAAGGTCTTTGGTAAGTGGGAAGTGCATGAAGGCGGCAAGAAGCTGCCTGCCGTGAATGCCGTGGACCCGGTGAAGTTCACCGTCTCACCTGCTGGTCTTGCCAACATCGCTTCGGCTCTGCGTGTCTTCTACATCGATCCGATGGTGACGACGATTGAGCAGGTCATGGGCTCTTCGATGGAAGGCTCGGATCTGATCCAGAAGACCTCGAACATGATGTCGTCGTTGGCTCAGGCTGCTGCCAAGAAGGCCGTCTATGACTCGATGGAAGAGCATGTCCGCAATGGCGGAAGCTGGTCTGATGGTGTGTCTCCTGACGCCCTGAAAAAGGCTTTCCAGAAGATCGCTTTCCTCCTGCCCTACATGGCAGGTGATCTGGTCAACGTGAACATCAAGGGTCTGGAACCGAGCCAGTTCGTCTCGGTGAACCCGGCTACCGGCGACAAGCGAAACATCAAGGCTTCGGCCAACGTCTATGACACCGTCGCTCACAGCATGGAGATTGATCTCCCCGGTCTGGCTGGCGTCGGTGGTGCTGCCAAGGTGAACATCTCCTACGGTGATGGTCGTATGATCATTGCTGCCTCCCCTCTGATGAAGGGCGGTCGTGGCATGGTGTTCGACGGTATCAACACCAACTTGCGTGATGCTCAGGCAAACGGCAAAGCAATCAACCAAGCTGTGCTCGATGTCATGACTTCAGGTACGCCTTTCCAAGATCTTTTGAAGACATACAAGGTTGCAGCTGAGACTCTTGATGTAACTGCCTTCGGTAAAGCTGAACTGACGGAGATCTTCTCCAACAACAACTCTCCCTTTGCCAAGATGGAGGGAGAACCTGCCGCTCTGATCCAAGGGCAGATGATGTCTCTGCTGGTTCGCATGGAGAGTGCTGCTCTGGACGAGCAGGCCCGTCAGGCTGTGTTCGCCCGTGTCCACCTGTCGTCGGACCACATGGCTGCGATCAACGCTCCTGCGTCCACCAAGGGCCAAGAGGGTCGTGAAGACCTGAGCGGTCTGACCTACGACGAGATGGGTGCTCGTCTTCAGGAACTGTTCCTGGAGGAACGTGCCAAGGTCGAGACCAAGTCTGAGGCTGCTGTCACCTCGGACAAGATCGAAGCTGCGTTCGAAGGTCTGCCGGATCACAAGTCGGGTGCGAAGGTCGTCTCGACTGACCAACTGACGAGCCTGCTGTCTGGGATGAAGATGCCCAAGCAGCAAGAGCAGCTGATCCGTCGTGCAGTGTCTGCACTGTCTGGTTCGTGGAATGTGGTGGTCGGCAATCTGGCGACGGCTAACGCCTATGCCAAGGCCAACGGGATCGCTCACACCTTCAAGGCTGGCGACTTCGGTCTGGCTGCTCCTGCTCGTCGGACTGTGATCGTGGCGAATGGCTCGTCTGAGACGCTGGCTCACGAGCTCATCCATGCTGCGACCTTCGAGCGTGTCGAGGCCTACATGATCGATCCGATGCAGGTTGATCCTGCTTCGAGGAACGCCATCGCACGACTGGAAGCCCTTCAGAACGAATGGCTCGACGTTATCGAAGACTACAGCGCCCTTCGTAAGAAGAGCATCGCTGAAACGGTGACGAAGGCCAAGAGTGCTATCGAACAGCACCTCAAGAACAACGACAAGGCTGCTGCCTTGAACGAGTTCATGGCTTGGAACTTGGCCAACGAGAACCTGACTGAACTGAACTCGGGCATTAGGGTCGAGAGCAAGCTGGTCCGTATCGCCAAGGATGTGCTGAGCGCCCTGCGTGCGATGTTCGGTCTGCCTCCTCGTGGGCCGGACATGAACTCGAACATCCGGTTCAACACCATGCTGCTGATGAGCCGGAAGCTGCCTACGCCTACGTCGGTGGCCGCCTCTCGGCTGCTGATGCACAGCACGAACACTCGGCCTGATCTGGATCAGATCATGACCAAGATGGCGTCTGTTCTGCGCCGTGCCGACAAGGGATATGAGAAGTGGATGGGCCGTAAGCCTAGCCAGATGTCCCTGAGGACCTCGGTCACGCTGGCTGAGACGGTCAAGCAGAACGGGTTCAACCTGACCAATGAAGAGCGTCGTGCCTTCATCGTGATGGTGTCTGCGTTCCGGGTGAATATGCTCAAAAACCCGGCCTTCGCCATGAAGATGAACCGCTACCACCGTGAACTCTCGGCTCAGATGAACCAAGACAACATGGCGACTGGTGATCCTCAGGACCCCGGTGTGAACATCGAAGCCCGTGAGCGTATCGCTCTGCTCGACGGCACTATTGATGTTGGCTCCGACCTGAACGGCTCCTCGCTGGTGGTCCCGATGTTCGCTGCCTTGGCTGCTGTCAGCCCGGAAGCGCGTGAGCTCTTCAACCGAGTGGTCGTTCGCTCGGGCAAGGGCAAGACTGTGCCTACGTCCTTTGACGAGTCCGTCACCAAGTTGACCAATGAAGCGATGAACGCTCTGGTGGATAAGACCCTTGGTATGAAGCCGGGTGAGCCGATTGGTGATGAGGTCCATGAGTTGGTTGCCCAACTGGTGGAGAGCATCGACCAAGAGAAGAACTTCCTGCAAGAAGGTCTGGAGCTTCCCGGTAAGCTCGTGAACATGGCCAACGACAAGACCTCGGACTTCATCTCGTATGGTCTGGGCAAAGTCAGCGATGCTTTGGGCTACTCGATCAGCAAGACCCAAGGCACCAAGGCTGGTGTCGCGGTCGCTGCTGTCGCTACTCCTCTCCAGCTGGGCGCTAAGCTGCTGGACAAGAACAACTACGAAGAAGCCATCGAGAAGGTCACGGAATGGGCTGACACTGCTGAACTTCACCCTGAAGTTCGTGGCTTCATCACTGCCATCATGGGCAGCAACGAGACCAATCAGGACATCTTCGTTCTGATTAAGCAGGGTCGTGCCATCATTGACCGGGTTCGTGAGACTTTCCGCAAGGGAGTGCCTCAGCAGATTGCTGCCAAGTTCACTCGGACGCTGACGAAGGACGAGTGGGCACACGTTCATGTCATGGGTCAGATGGATATGGCTTCTCTCATGGCTGGCCGGATGACTGATGGTGACGTGGTTCGTATGCTGGCTGACCCTGCTGCCATGAAGGCGGAGGAGGCGCAGAAAGCTGCCGACATCCAGCGTCTCTTCGGGGCTAACGCCCCTGCGATCCTTGGCGACGCCCGCGATCTGGCCTCCCTGATGGTCAACAAGAAGCCTGCTCATGGGTTTGTGAAGAAGAACGCCTTGGCGATTGCGAACCGGGTGGGCGAGCAAACGGTCGGGACGTTCGACAACGCCAGCCCGGAAGTGCAGGCCATCGACGCCTACGTCTCGCTGCTTGCAATGTCCCAAGTGGCCCCAAGTGTTCTGAAATCACTGAGCCAACTGGCGAAGACGGAACAGGCTGGGCTTCGCTACACCCTGTCCATGATCGCTGAAGGCCGTGATCTGGAAATGAAGCGGGTTCCCGACAAGCACAAGTACAACGTCCCCAAGGGCTACATGCCCACGGAGACGCTCGGTACGTTCAAGGCTGTGCCTATGGACAAGCTGAACGACTACACTTCGACCGGATACCGTCTCATTGGCTCGCGTAAGCAAGGCAGTGCTGAGGCTCTGTATGATGCTCGGGCTAAAGATGTAATGTATGTGGCCACTGATCTGGCTGCTCCCAGCGTTAAGCAGGGTATCATGCGGATCATCCGTCCTTCGGTGTTCGGTATTGATGCTGTGTCGGGCCAATCGATTGATAAGCCCACTGCTGGCCTCATCACTGAGACCACAGCGGTCAAGAACCTGACCAATGCCCTGCGTAACCGTAAGGGCAACGACAACATGATCTCGCCGATCTTCAATGAAGATGGGGCAGTGGTCGCTTATGAGCGGCTCATTGATCCTTCGGTGGTCTCCAATGCTCTGGAGACGCAAGAGAATGCTGCTATCGCCATCGGTCAGTGGATGGGTCGTCAGCACGAGGAAACTCAGGCTGCGAAGATCAACGAAGTCCTGATCGATCGTCTGGCGAACATGTACAACAGGTCGAAGTCCACGGCTCAAACGAGCTCGTTCGTGGACCTGTTCGAACTGGCCAAGACCGATCCGGTCACGGCTGACATGCTCAGCCTGATGCCTGATGCAGAGATCAGCCGGATCAAGGCCCGCATGGACGGCAAGTTCATGGTCCGTCGTACCTTGGTGGACAACACCATTGGCTTCCGCTCCATGAGCGTCGGTGATCTGTGGTCCGGCAACAGCCGTATGCAGAAGGAGAACCGGGAAGCCCTGGCTGATTTCATCACGGGTCTGCTGGGTCCTGAGGCCTACCGCTATCTGATGATGGCTGAGAAGTCGTGGACCCAACTGATGGGCGATGCTCGTGTCGGCATCGTGGTGAAGTCCATGCTGGTGCCTGTCCTGAACGCCTCGGCTAACTTCTATCAGCTGATGGCCAACGGTATTGGCCCGGTGCAGATCGCTCTTAAGGGAGCAGAGTTGCTCCGTGAAACTCACCTCTATGCCAAGAATGAGGTGGAGTATCAGCGACTGCGTGTGGAGTTGGCTGGCGCTCGTGGTGCCAAGCGTGCTGACATCGCTCGTCGGATCGAGACCGAGATGCGTAAGATCGAGGACTTGAACAAGCAGCTGAGCATCTGGCCTCTGATTGAGGCTGGTGAGTTCAGCCAGATCAGTGAGGGTCTGACGAGCGAGGACATGGAACTGTCTCGTGGGCGGTTCTACGATCCGGCGGTGAAGTGGGCTGACAAGCTGCCCAAGGCTGTGAAGACGGCTGGCCGGTATGCTCTGATCACCAAGGACACGGCACTGTTCGCTGGGTTGGCTCGGAGCGTGGCCTATACGGACTTCGTGGCAAAGGCGATCCTGTACGATCACCTGACCACCAAGCAGAAGAACGACAAGAAGGCTGCTCTGCTGAAGATTACCAACGAGTTCGTGAACTACGACATTCTGGACAGCCGTGGCATGACCAAGGCTGAAGAGATGGGCCTGCTGTGGTTCTGGAAGTTCAAGGTGCGTTCGATCAAGGTCGCTGCAAGCCTGATCCGTCACAATCCTCTGCACACGCTTCTGTCGTCTATGGTTCCCGGTTCGTATGAAGCAGGTACGGTCATGGATGATAACGGTCTGAACTTGCTGCTCGATGGTCGTCTCCCCAACTCTGTGGGCTTCGACAACGCATGGCGAGCAGTGGACTTGAACCCGATCAAACAGATCATTGGGTAAAAGAAAAGGGCTCCTTGAAAAAGGAGCCCTTACTTTACTTCGGTATCTTCAGACTTGCACGAAGTGCGTCTGCAATCTCCAGAATGCGAA